CACACCAAGTTCCTAAAGAACAAATTAAGTAGTCGAGCACCGATGGTAGTCCACATATTAGAGGAAGCGTTATTGAAATTCCAATACCACAAGCCAGCCTTGGAAGTGTTGTTCCAATTACCGCCGACAAGAGCAAAGAAACCAATAAGTAGCTAGAACTACAAACCGGTACAAAACACATCAAATCCCTTATAAGAAGTCGAGCACCGATGTCGGTAGTGGTAAGACCGGAAGTAGCACTCCAACTAGAAGCAAACAACCCATCTTCAAAATCACTACTCCACTGACCGCCGACAAGAAAATCAGCAAAACAAAGGACATCTACTCAACTACACATCATTCCCCATAAGGTAATTTTATTTTTATAATCGACTAAAGTCGATTCTTTTTATGGGAGGCTGGTCGCCCCCAAACCCCCACTTTACTGGTTTCTAAGAAGTCGAGCTCCGACTGTGGTAGCAGCTAAACTGGAGTCATTATCACAATTCCAATACCACAAGCCAGCCTTGGAAGTGTAGTTCCAAACACCGCCGACAAGAGCAATCCTATCTCCCTCAGCTTGGTAATAATAATCACACATATTAGTATCACTACTTCCAGCTGATTCAGTAGCTAACGCTACCATAGGATTAGCAGAATCATATCCTAGCTTAGAAGCAAATCCATTAGCGGTTGCATTAGTATAACCTAAAGCTTTATAACTACCACTAAATGTATCTACAGCATATTTATTAGAATCATAGCAAATATAAGCTTTTCTATCTTTAATATTGATTCCATCAACAAATTGCCATATATTACCGAATATATCTTCAATACCTCTATAAATCATAGAAGTATTATCAGTTCCGTCTTTGCTTCCTGACTTCATACCCAGTACATCACAACCACCACTATTTATTGGTGCTGTGTGAGAGCCATTAGTATAACCTAAACCAAGTTTAGATTGACTATTATAGTCAGCATATTCTACTAAGTAAAGCATTTGTAAGATAAAATAGTGCCAGTCCATTTGACCGAATCCAGCTCCTAAACTTCTTGCATAACTTCTAAAGTTTGTAATAGTTTTATTTGTGAATGGTGCGTATCCACTTCTACTATAAACTCTTGATTCACTACCTGACATAGTATATCTACCAACCGAAAACTCTTCACTTTTAATATAACCAGCTAATTTATTTTTTGAGATTAAAATATATTCATAATTTTCATCTCTATATCTTTTCCAATAAAATTCAGGTATCTTGGTAAATACATCACCATTTGAACCATCAAATTTAAAGGTTGGATCACCATAATAGGCGGTTATTTGCTTAGCTGTTATATCATAATTGTACGAAATTATATCACTCCACGGATAAATTTCGTCAAAATCATTTCTTACAGGCGTTGTTCCTACTTGAGCGTTAGCTACAAGTCCCACAGCGTCTTTTATTCTCTCCCAAGCTGATGACGATGTAGTTAATGACCTTTTAATACCATATATTTTATTTATATTTTTAGTATCAATAGCACTAACATTTATTGTTCCTCTTGCTACTAAATTTTCATCATCACTATTCAACAATGAATATTTGAAAGTTATATCTATTTCTTCATTAGGTAATTCAGTAGTTATTACTTTAAATCCACCTGTATAAGATAAAGTATAAGCAATATTTAGTTTAGCTTGATTTTCAATATCCAACATTCCATCAACAATAGTTTGAGCTGTAATGTCCTCATTTATTATATCATATTCGTAGTATCCTGTACTAGTGTTTTTAGTCCAGTTAGCCACGAGTAAAGTAGTAGAATATCCAAAATCTCTATTTTTAAATGATTCTTCAATTCCATTTTCAATATTATTCATTATCTCAGCTTCTACAAGAGTTCCATCTTGAGCAACTTCCCCCGGATCTTGAGTTAAAGTTATAATATTGTTATCTTGGTCTTTATATCTATTAGGAAATTGGACTATTCTATCTTTCCAATTCGTTTTATTATATTGTTTCATAAACTAAACTCCTCTCCACAATATATCAAACCTGCATATTGTTTTATTTTTACAAAGCCGACAGGCTCTTGATTATCAGGCTTAGCATACAAACCAATACCATTAGCTCCACAATAGAAAGTATTACACTTTCTTAATTCTCTCATACAAGAATCAATAATACCTTTTATTAAAGTTAAATCTTTTTCAAGAATATTAGCTTTAATATAATCCATTGTTTTACTAAATTCTATTTCTTTATATTCTTCACCTAGATTCATACCATTTTTTAAAGTTAGAATATTTTGTCTTATTCTATTTATATCTTTAATGTGAGGTATGTCTTTAACATTCCAATCAGTTTTTACTTCTATATTGATTGGATAATAAAATAAATCGCTATTATTTAGTAGATTCATTATATATTCACAATTACTTTCTATTCTATTTAAGTCAGTATAATTATAAGCACCTTTATTATTGCTATTAGTTGGATCTAATTTTATTAAATCAACATCAGCTTGTGTTCTATCATATATAGGATCTATCCACGCCATTAGTTATCACCTACTTTTACTACTACACTATTACCAGACCAAGCTCCATCATATTTTATATTGTTTTCTACTAAATACCCAATTAAGCTATTACTAAAGTCAGTTTCTATAGGAATAATCTCTCTAGTATCTTTTACAATATCTCCTCTATTTTCAAAAGAGTAAATATTTCTATTGTTGTACCAGTTTCCTATAAAGTCTTTTAATTTAGTTTCTTTTGAGTTTTCAACCATTTGAGTAATCAAATCATTTTTATATTCAATATTCTCACCATCATCATTAAATTGTTTTGAATCTATTGTTTGACTATTATTTATTTTCTTACCTGACACTTTTAAAGATATTGTATCTTCACCAGTATTAGTAATTTTTAATATTGCATATCTACCATAATAATTAGCATTAACTATAGTTCCACCTGTTATAGTAGCTGATATGTCAGTTGCTAAGTCATATTCTATTTCAATAGTCTTTGTTCCTGTTATCTCTAAAGATTCATTTTTAAACAATTCACTTAAATTATCTTCCTTAGAATAATGATTTATATATATGATAGTATTATGTAGCTCACTTTGTACTTTAACTACAGGATTGCTAGTAATAAAATCATAACTCATTCCATCAGGATTTAATACATAGTTAAAAGGTTGAATATTTATAACATTCTCTCTATTAGTAAATAAAATACAATTTCCAGTAGTTGCTATTATTTGAAGTAATTGTCTAGCTTCTAATTTAGGTAAAGGTGCGTCAGTCTTAATAGACTTTAAGCCACTCCATAAATTATATTGGCTACTATCTATATTACTATCTTCTAATACATCTACCGCTAAATCATATAAACTTCTACCACTAGAATTATACACGCCTTTTTTATATACTTTAGTAAGATAATTGATAAGTGAAGTCGTACTAAATGATACTTGATTTTCTCCAACCTCTACCGAACCAGTAAGAAGCATTTTTCCACCTAATATCCATTCAATAGTTCCATCGTCTAATTGATAGCCCCATTCATAAGAAATAGGTTGTTGCTGTAATATATATCTATACCAGCCTTGCGGATTATCAGGATTAAACAATTTATTCATATTATCAATAGTAAACTTAAATGTATGAGTAGGAAGCTCCGAGTTTATCATTGTTGTTTTTTCTTTACTTTCAGCACTAATTAAGTTCTCATCGGTATATGTTTCCATAATACCAAATAGTAATTGATTTACTCTTATTCTCCTATAAGGTAAACTAGATTCTATAAAATATATTTCAATTTTATTCCATCTAACTAACTCTTCATTATCAGCAAAAATTAATCTATCACTATAACTACTCAAAGTATAATCTTTATCCATAATCATAGTGCTATCTCTATATGCTTTTACCTTTAGTTTTTTTGCATAGTTTTTATCAATACTATCAAAAACCATTGTAAGTCCTAAAGTAGTTAAGTAAACGCTTGATGTAAGAGTTATACAAGCTTTATCACTAAACAAACAATTTTTATCACTCATATAAGAACTCACATAAGTTTGTTCAAGTTCTTCACTACCATATATTGGCTGACTATCATTAAGAAGCCAAAAGTTTTTTTCAAGTGTAGCATAATTTTTAGATTGAGGTATTGTTGTTTCTTTGATATTATCTAAGTCACTAAATATTTCTTCACTATTACTTGATAAGTCCGGATTAGTTTCCGGATCCACTATATTAAATTTAACTTTCAAAAACCCAAGATTTCTCTTAGGTTTTTTAAGTTGTTCAATCATATTTTTACTTGCCATAATCTAATACCCCATATCAATAATGTTTACTTTAACATTTTTATATTCAATAGGTTTTTGTACTGACTGATAGTTTTCCCATTTACTAGGTTCACCACTCAAATTTCCAAAGTAAAACCTACGAATAACAACATCAAGTTCATCACTATCATAATAAGTTAAAAGAACTTCAAAATTAGCTACTTTCTTTTTCAACCAATTATAATCTTCTAAAGTTAAAATAGGAAAGACTATGTTATTAAACTTATTTATTCTCCTATTTATAGGTTGAGCTATTGTTTGTCCTCTAGTATTACGAGTACCTTTTACTAATTGCTCATTTTCTTCTAAATATCCTACTTGAGGATTACTAGGAAGAGCTTCACCATTAAATAAAAACAATGGATTTTTACCTTTTTTTATCATTAGTTATCCCTCCTTAATAAGCAAATGATGGATTTTTTCCACCATCATAACCTTTGTCTTTCTTATTTTTATCATAAACATATACTAAATCATCACCATCAGCGGTTAATTTTCCAGTAATATTTACATCTACCTTTTGAGAAGTATTATTCATATTAGATTCTTCAAGAGCTTCTTTCATAGTTTCTTTCATCATATCTCTTGGAGATACAATTTCCGGATTGGATCTTGCATTAGAATATTCAGCAACCCTTACTATAGTTTCTTTATCTAGTACGCCTCCGGTTTCTAGGCTAGGTATTTGTGGAACATTTACAAGTTTTATCAATCCTTTAAATGGTTCTATTCCTAAGAATGATATATCCCTGACAGTCTTTAAAGCTCCATTTATTGCATTAAATGGTATAGAAACAACTTTGTTTATACCAGCTATTAAAGTATTAACTACTGACCTAAACGCATTGAATATACCATCTTTAATACCACTAAAGATTCTTCCACCACTAGAGAATATATTTTTTACACCATTCCAAGCATTACCAAATATGTTTTTAAAGAATGTTGCCACTGATGAGAAGATATTTTTAATACCATTCCAAGCGTTTTGAGCTCCATTCTTCATAGTATTCCATATACCATTAAATAGATTAGCTAAAGGCTTAATAACAGCATTATTAAACCAAGTGCTTACTACTGACCATATAGACACTATAATATCCCAAGCACCTTTAAATATTGCTCTTATAGTATTAAATAAACCAGTGAATAAAGAAGCTACAGCGTCTATTATTCCACCTAAGAAAGTTTTTAAACCCTCCCAAGCTTTACTCCAATCACCAGTAAATACTCCTGTAATAAAGTCCATTACGCCACTTAGTGCGTCAATGATACCACCTATTATTCCGCACAAACCATCAATAACAGGTTCTAGTACATTCATAATTACATCGATAATTGTATCTATTATTGGTTTTAAGAACTCCCATACTGAGCCAATAGCTATAATTATTCTTGATATACAATCTAAAACTTTATCAACTACTGGAGCTAAATAAGTTTCATACATTGTCACTACCCAAGCCATAATTTCTTGAACATATCCAAATAAATCAGCTAAAATACCTAATACTACATTTAAAGCACTTTGGAAATTATCACTCATAACCCAATTCAATAAAGAATTAGCTATACTATTAACAATATCTTGTATGCCTATAAATATATCAGCTATAGCTTGAATTATTGCTGTTCCATTTCCAGCGTTATTCCAAGCATTAGCTAGAGCCTGAGATAAAGCTCCAACAATATTGAATACATTAGTCCACATTTCTAAGATATTTTCGACTATTTTTTGTCCTGTACCATTAGTCCATACTTCAAATATAGAACTAAACACAGCTATTCCTAGACTTTTTATACCCTCAAAAGCATTTTTTAAACTATCTATAAAAGCTTTACCTTTGTTATCCCAAGCTTCTTTTATTGGATCAAATAAAGTAGCTAATAATTTTTTAGCTTTATCAATCCAATCAAAAAGAAAATCAAGTTTATCCATATCTACAGGCTCTACAGTTATAGGCTTATTGTCATTACCTGATCCAGTATCGGTGCTGACAGTATGGAACTCATCTAAACTAGATTGAGTATCACTTAATTTTTTAGTTGATTTAGCTTGACTATCCAAGGCTTTTTTATTAGCTCTTGCAACAAGATTTATTCCTGTAAGAGCTTCAACAAAAGCGTTTACATAGCTTACAGCTTTTGAAAATAAACTAATAACAAACTCTAATATTGGTGCTAATAGACTTCCTAGAACATTCCAACAATTTTGAATAGAATTGCTTAATTGTGTATCATAACTTAAATATGATTGCATAGCTTTACTAACCATACTAACCGCTGTTCTAACGCTTAGTAATCCCATAGCAAATCTTTTTATGGATTTTATTCCATTATTAAAGGTAGATGTAAATGTTTTACTTAGATTCTTACTTCCTGATAAAACATTCTTAAACTTACCACCTAGCCCCGCTAGATGTGTCCCAGCTGACTTGATCTTAGCTTTTATCTTATCAAAAGCACTAGAAATTTCTTTGCCTGTGTTTTGACCTTGACTTTGCAACTTTCTAAGTCTATTTTCAAGTCTTTCAATATCAGCTTCAATCTTCATTGTATCTCCAACTTCAAAACCCATATCAGCTTTAGCTAATAAATCTTTTAAATCCTCAATTTTAGTCCTTAAATAATCTTGTTGCTTAGCTGTTTCTTGAATAGAGCCACTATAACTCTTCATTTGAGCTTTCATTTGTGATACGCTAGAAGCACTTTTACTAGCCATATCTTTTGCTTGAGTAGTTAGATTTTTCATAGGCTCAACACTCTTAGCTACAGCCGATTTAACTTCATCGGTTATTTTTTTAATACCGCTCATAGCGTCAGTAATATTAGCCCTTATAATTATTTCTAATTCTTCTATTGTAATAAGTCATCACCACCATTCCTTTGTGTGATTCCTTATTATTCTTTTCCTTTCGTTTCTTGCCTCAACTCTTCCGTCAATTCTAACATTAAATTGACTAATTCCTCTCCCTCACTTGCTTTTCTTTCAAATACACTTTGTCTTGCTAATTCCTCTTTAAATAAATCCGGATAAATTTCTTTAATAAGATTTACATTTTTAGGATTTTTAGCTGTCATACCTGAGCCTATCATTTTATTACCCAAATTTTCAGCTAACAAGATTCGTGATTTAATTTCCTGCTCATATTGGAGAGAACGAGATTCTACATACAAAGCTACTTCTCTATAAATAGAATCCCAAAACTCGTGAGGTTTCATTCCAAATCTATAAGCTAAAGGTTCTAAATCATATATTAGATCTATATAATCTAGCCTTTGTATCCTTTGAACTCTTCCGCTACTACTTCTCCCATTACTTTTTCCGCTGTATTGGTAATTACTTGATTGATGTCGAAGCTGGCTAGCGGATTGTCCATTTGAGCCTTTATTTCTTCCTCCGTCATCTTTTTGCCGAAAAAACTTTTATCATTTATCTCCTCAGCTAGTAATTTATATATAGCTTCATAATCAGTTTCATTCTCATTAACATAAGCTTCCATCATATCATAAACTTTGTTAGAATCGTTATTTAATTCTTTCTTTGTTTCGTCATCAGCAAAGCTTAAAAGAGCGTCAGCTAAGAACTCAAAATCTACATCGTTTAGAGCCTTAAAAAAAGCGTCCCTTAAATTTTTAACCTTTAATTTTTTATTCATAGCAACTATTTTTTTCATAGTTGCTGTAAATGAATATTCTTTATCTTTTACTTTTAAAATCATAATAAAACCTCTTTCCTTTATTTTTATTTTTTATTAGTAGCTTTTTCTACCTTTTTAGTTTCTTTACTACTTGTTTTTTCTTTTATTTCTTCAAATCTAGGATTAGAACGGAAGTGTTTAAGATGTTCCGCATTGGTAATATCCCAAACACGACCAGTTTCCTTATTTTTAAATTTAGCCATTATTTATCACCTATTAGCTACCTAATTGAGTTGGAGCTACTGGTAATCCGTGACTTTCTTTTACACTAGAATTTCTATATAAAGTTAAAGTATCTTTAATAATATCTCCAGCTGTAATAGTATCACCAGTTAAATCCATTTGAGCTGAGAAAGATTTAACTAAAGGACTTTCTCCACTAGCACAAGTAGATTCAGGATAACGAATGAAGAAATAATAACTTTTATTGCTATCAGCTTTAGTCTTTAATTCATCGTGTTGTTCACTCTTATAAAGAACTGGGATAGCTGGAGTAGTTGCTTTTTTACTACCTTTACTTTGTTCCTCTCCGTCCATATCAGTAGTTTGATATGTCACAGCTTCTGCTGGATCTTCTATTGCTGGAATTTCCTCAGTATACATAATTAAAGTTAAATCAGATTCACTTGGATATTCCTTTTCACTTATATAAATTTTAGTTAAAGTACCTGTTTTAGGTGTCATATATATTCCTCCTTTACCTATTTTACTTTTTCTAAACTATTTGTGAGAGCATTATAAAACACCTCATAATTTCCCCCGTAACGATGACATTTAGTGTTCTCGTCATAAAGGTTTATAGGTGTTCCTGTTCTCGTAAAATTATATCCTCTTAATTTACTATCTATTTCATCAGCAAGTTCAATACTGGTGGCTTTCTTTTTAGTCCAAGCCTCACAAGTAATTGAGAATCTTGATAATATTGGTAGTTCCTCTCCGTTTACTTCGTCTAATCTCATTGGAGCTTGTACTACTATACAAGGAAATTTACTATCTCCATTAGGATTTTCTCCTACTACTTGTTTCATAATAGTTTCTAATATAGTTATTACCATATCGTAAAACTCACTTACTTTAAATTCTTTCACTTTAATACCTCCATCAACATTTTTCCTATTCTCTCATTTACTAAATCAGCATTTTCCTGACGAGAGGAAAATGAAGCCGGACGCATAAATGGATATGGTTTAGTAGCAAACATTAAATAGAATTGTTTCCCATCTATCACTATTATTCTTTCAGGACTAAATTGTCTATCTACCTTTTCTACAGGCAAGAACCAATATCTATATCCACTTTGAATAAAAGTCTTAGTTTGTCCTATGTGTGGTAATTCAGCTTTAGTTCCTGTACCATATTCCAAAAATGGTGCGTGAGAAAATAAATCTTTGTTAGTATAAACTCTACCAACAACTTTACCTTTGTCAAAATCCAATATTTCAATAGGAATAAGCTTCTCATCTTTATTTCCACGCTTATTTTTCAAAGCTTTTTCTTGAGTGTTTTTTAAAGAATCTTCAACACCTAACTTAGCTGTTTCAGGAAGCTTTTTAATTATAGTTTCCATCTTCTTTTCAAAACTTTTAAGATTATCTTTATTCCAACTTATATCAATCATAACTATTCTCCGTTATTAGTAATTAAAGTATAAAGTGTTGTTTTACCTATTTGTGGCTTATTTTCAACTAAATAATAAGGTTTTTTATCATTTTTAACCTTTTTATCATCATCTACTTCTAAAGGACTAAAAGATATTCCATCACCTTTATCTATATCGACTTTTCTATCAATACGAAGTTTAACAATTTCATAGTCTATTTCACCAGCACTATTGCGGTTTAATTCGTCTATGTCTTGCTGTGGATTTAACATTTCTTCACCTTTATAATACCAATCAGTAGTATAATCACCCTTTATCAGTTTTTTTTCAGGTTTGTAAATGTATATTTTGGATAAGTTCTTTATCCTCATTTCATCACCCTAATAGTTCTAACTTTTTGAGCTAGTTTTTCTTCTATATCTTCATAAGATGTAGATAAACTTCCCTCAGTAGAACTAGAACTACCCTCATCTCCTCGTAAAAGATATGCTGATTTAACAGCCTTATAAACATACGGATATAATTTTTCATCGTCTTTTGAACGATTAGAATTGTTGGAGGCAATAGAAATATAATCATCAATAAAATCCGACAATATACTATCGTCCCCAGTTTTAAAGTTCACGCTAAGGTCATCTTTTAACCTTTTTAGCATTTTACTTTTAGCTTCTTCTTTCATTCTATTACCCTCCAATTCTAATTATTTTATTCCTCAGGAATTAAAGCTAATAAATCATCTTTTTTCATATCTTCACTAGCTTCAATATCAAGAGTTTTAAGATAAGCTACTAATTCTTTTTTAGTATAATCCTTAATAGCTTTTTCTTTAGGAGCTTCTACTTCTTTTAATTCTTCGTAAGCGTCACTTCTTGCAAATTGTTTAGCAACTTCCTTACTATTAACTAATAAAACAGCTCCTGATTCTTTACATAAAAACTTTCTCATAATTTAATTCCTTTCTTCTCTTTATTTTTTTATTTAACTACGCTCTAGTGTAATATGTTTCTTCACTATCGAATGTAGCACTTGATGGAACAGCTGTATATTCACCTTTATTATAAGTGTAATAAGTTGTACCACTAGCAAATTGTGTAATTTTAGCTTCTGTATAAGTATAATCACAATCGTATAAGATAATTTCAGGTACTAAAGCTTCTCCACCTGAGTATGCGAATAATTCAAGTGCTATAGCGTCATCGAATGGTACTTTTTCAGCCCCATACTCACTTGTATAGTTTGGCAATGCTATAGCTTCTTTTAACATAACCATAGCTGGAACATCACTTGGCATACGATTAGATTCATAAGTGATAACTGATTGATACATACCAATAGCTCCATTTGATGGAGTTGTTCCGTTAGGTAGGCTATCTAAATAATCTTTTAATTCACCTTTATATTTAGTATTTACTACTAAAGCTATTAACTCTTCATCTACACCATCAACAAAATCATTTTTAGTCACTTTAGCTGTACTAATTAATCTATCAACGATTTTCTTAGTTGTATCTCCACTAACTCTTTCAACTTGGATACCAGCGTCACGACCAATTCTAAAGAACTTTCTATCATAGTAAGTCTTGATGACATCTTGAGCGTTTTTACTTCTCTTTTTAGCCATACCATCAACACCATATAATTTAAGGTCTTTTTCTTGTAATTCTTCAATGATTTCTTTATCATCATCAATATTTACAGTGACTGGTTTAGCTTTTACTTTATTACCCTTTCCGTTTGCTCTTGCTGTTCCTTTTTCTTGGATTACTGCATTTGCAAATCTCTTATACTCTACACTTCCTGTAGTAGGATCTCCACTACCATTTTTAGCTTTTAAAGCTTCACTGACACAACCTGATTGGATATTTTCAATAACTCCGTCAAGTGTTTCAGCTAGACTATCCATAACATCATCGTTTAAATAGTCTTGAATATTTAATGAATTTTGTTTTGCCATATTAAATCACTCTCCTCTTCCTTTTTTGGCAATAACTAAACGCTAAATCTTGATACTCTTTCACTATTTGAAGAAATATTAGCGTTTACTGTCTTAGGAGTAGTTTCTTTTAATCTCTTATTCACTTCATTTTCAACAGCACTATCAAATACTTTCTTTATGTTTTTAATAGTAGGCTCTACTTGTTCAGCCTTAATGCTTCTAAAGTCTATAAGATTCAATAAAGAAACATCTACCTGAGTTTCAGGAATATTAGCCATCTTAATTGCTTCTTCTTTTAATTCATAAGCACTTAATTTTAATTCAGCTTCTTCCTGTTTTTTTCGAGCTTGTTCTAGCTCATAATTTCTACGCTCATCATCTTTCATCTTTGCTAATTTTTCGGCTTCACTTTGTTTAGCTTCTTGTTCAGCCTCCCATTTAGCCTTAGCTGTTTCTAAAGATTTTTGAACTTTCCTATCAAATTCACTTTGATAATTAGATTCTTTCAACATTTCGTCAAAAGTTTTAGGTGTATCAGCACCTACATTTTGGTTTTGTTGAACATTGTTATCAACAACACCATTTGAATTATTTGTGTCCATTCTTATTCCTCCTTTGTCCCAAGCCATTTACTTTTTTAAGTCCCCAGCTCATTACATTTACACAAAACTCCATTGTTGAGCCACAATAGAAAGGCATTAAAAAAAGGAATGTAGCTATCATTCCTCTTAATAATCATTATTTAGTGCTATTTTATAAGCACTATATCAACAATAAAGCATTTCTTTACTATTGATATACTACCTATAAAAGTAGTATAGAAAAACAGCACCTTACTTAGTGCTGTCATCTAATATATCTATTAACCTTTCGGCTTCTTCCTGTTCCAAATTGATTGCTATTTGAACTATTAAATTATCCCATTCACTATCATTCAATTCTTTATCAGGAATATCAATATTTTTTGATTCTAATAATTCTATATCTTTTATAGATAAAATCTTTCTAGGATTATTCATTTTTCTTACCTCTTCCCTTATATGCTGTCTTAACACTTAATTCTTCTATATCAATAGCAACCATTTTTTTATCTTTGAAGAAAACCTCACTATTATTTATAGGACTATACCAGTGATTAGTTGGATCTTCTAATATATTTTTTATATCTTCCTTAGTGATATTTCTATCTATCATTCTATCAATGGTATGTAGTTTTATTTCACCAATAGTTCCAAAGTCTTTGGCTTGAACATTTCTTAAATACTCTCTTGTATCATTTACTTTTTCATAATAACTATTAAATGATAAAGTTTTCTTTTTTTCACCTATTTCTAGGTCTTTTTTATAATGCTTTCCTATTTCCTCTTTGAGTTTTATTTCTTCATAATAATTGCTATTATTATACCTTAATTTAGCGTATTCTTCAAGGCTTTCAGGTACTTCACTAGGTATTATCCTTTTTAACTGATTATACTCGGCTATAAGCTCATTATACTTCATTTCAGTAAGATAAGTAATTGTACTTCTACAATAATGAAAATGATTATTAATTGGTGGCAAATTAGCCCCAACTTCTAGTCCTTTAATTGTATAAAGAACATCTCTTTTATCATCATCACTATATCTATAAAATCTATTCCAATCATTAACATAGAATAACATACCATTCATACCATCACACATCTTAGTTGTTCTATCATCAATTTCAGCAATAAATCTAGCTCTTAATTTCTTTTGTCCTACATCTTCACCAGCTTTTAATAATGATTTATTGGCTATTTCTACAACTTGACTATCTAAAGCACCGCTTATTTTATCATCATTTATAGAAATATATCTATTTTGTTGCTTTTTTAAGATGTTTTTAAACACATCATCTTCTATATTAGGCTTTTTATTTTGCTGTAATTGGATAATAGTTTGTCTTTCTACTTCTTGAGCGTTAGTTAGTGCTAAAGCTTCAATATATGTTATCCAACTGCTACCTTTTACATTAGGTAAACATAACATAGACCATATATATTCCCAAGTTAAACTCCATTTTTTCTTTTTAGTAGGTTTTATTTCATCAATACCTTGTTTATATAAATCTTGTCCTATTTCAGTAAATAAGACTTCCTCATATTCGTCTAACTGACTTCTTTCTTTTACAAAAGCACCCCACAATAATATACTTAACATTTCTTGATTAGTAATATATCTCTTATTTAGAATTTCTATAACTTTATATTCAAAATATCCTTTTAATAATTCAAGTTGTTTCCATTCATCAACAACCCTAGATAATTTTTTCCTTTGGTTATTAGAAATAGGCTTATTTAGATCCATATAATTAAAATCAATACCATTAAATATATCTTGTATATTATCTTGAGTTTTTAAGTTAGTTTTTTTATAAATTCTAAGATAATCTTTTAATTTTAAATCAGTGTAATTCCATCGGTTATTCAGGATAGTTTTATTATCCATTATATATCACCTACTTTTCTTGGCTATTTTGCAAACTTGCGTCTTGATTAGTATTAGACGCATTTTTTGTTTCTTTTGCGTCTTGATTATTGTTTTCTTCTGCTTGAGCGTCAGCTCCATCTTTACCGAAAGATTCAATCTTTTTCATATTTGCTTCAAGATTTTCTTCACTTTGTGTTTTCATTTTTTCTATTTCACTTGAAGCGTCTAACTCATCAGGTAATAAGTTGATGACAGTTTCATCACATACTAATCCTCTTAATGATAAAGCTCTATCAGTTTCGGCTTTCTTATCAGTAGGCATATTTCTTTGAAGCTTTATTTTTAAGTTTCTAAAGTCATATTTTGTACCTTTCTTTAGATTAATTCTAGTAGTAAAGGCTTCCCACATAGCTAGTAATTCTTTTCTAACTGATTTATCTAAGTAAGTGATAGATTGTTCTAGTGGAAAGAACTTCTTTTCTAGTGCTGAGCTATTATCGGCATTAGTAAAGCCTAAATCATTAACATTAGGACAACAACTAACCATAAATATTAAATCTATAAGTGTTTTCTTATAGTTTTCTAAAGCACCATCATTGATATTCTTTTCTACCCATTCAATACTTCCACCCTCACCGGCATAGAATACAGGAGCTTGTAATACTACTTCATCTTCCTTTTTTCTCTTTTCATTAGGTATCCATATAATATTACCCTCTTCATCGTGTTCTATTTCTCCGTTATCATCTCTTTTTTCAATTAAAGTATCTTCTCTAGGTTCATAACCAGTCACCATTAGTTTTGCGTCATCATTGTATTGGAAAGTATTACCTGAGTTTTTCATAACTCTTTCATATTTAGCAATACTAGGTTTTGCTAACTCAAAACAAGCTAATCCATCAGGATTTTCTATTGCTATACAAGGAACACAACCCCAGTTGATCGTTTCTCTTGCTTCTTCATCTTCTCTAAAGTCATCACCTTTTAATTTACTATTTCTAAAATAGTATTTACAATCTTCGGTAATGACTACAACCATATCAAACTTTTCACCTTTTTCATCAGTTTCTTCCCAAGTTCTTAATAAACCTATCTTTTTAACTGGTGTAGAATAATCATAAATAGCTATTGTTTGTCTTGCGTCAACATTTGCATATACTATTTCATTATCTTCATTTTCATACCAAATACCATAACCAGCCGACAAATCATTATAACTTTGTATTAAATTATAATAAAAAAAGGAATCATCATTGTAATTCCTTATATAATCAATAAATGTTTGATATTCTTTTCTATCATTGTCTTTGGCATTGAATAATTTATTAAATAATTTAGTTAGAATAGCTTGTTTTTCTTTCGTTGGCATTTCTTCTACTTGATATATAGGAGCTTTACCTCCGGCATATCCATTTATCATATTTGATATAGCAAATTCAAACGCCACTTTAGTTTCTTTATCATTTTCAGCTACCAAACCTGATGGACTATTTTTTCTTACTTTCATTCTATATAACTTTTTTCTTTTATTCCACTCAGGCTTAGCTGATTCTAATATTGTAGCTATATTTTCAGCTTTAGTTATATATTCTTTATTATATTGTAGCATATCTTATACCTCCTTTTATGCTGGTTTAGTGCTACCAAAAGACGCTCCTCTTTCTCCAACCGTCTTATCGTAAATACCAGCTAATACATCAGCTCCATCATCGTGAGCATTTCTACCTTTCTTTTGGTATCTAGTAATGTGTTTATAAAACTCTTTCCATCTATTAGCCCAATTAAATGGAAAATAGATATGTTCCATAACCCAGTGAGAACTAGATAATATTCTAGCTTGTTTATTTGCTGTTTGAGTAAATGGTTTAATAACACATTTATTGGATCTATATTTTTCTTTTAATATTCTTTTAACATTTCTAGCAAAACCTCGACCACCATTATTGGATTCTATATATGCTAAATTAACATTGTTTCTATATAGCATATCAGCACATTCCTCCTCAGTTATTTCCATTCCCTCATCAGTAAATAAAACATCTAATATATATGGTTCTTTATCTAATAATCCATATACTACACCACACAAATAATCATCACCGGTATCAGCTGTATCTACATAAGTGTAAATAGTACCAAATCCGGGACTAACTTGATATGTTTTAAGATTCTTGTATAGTTTACCTTTTTCATCAATACATACTTGATTATAATTGGCTTCAACTATATCTTTATTCATCTCTTGAGTTTTAAATTCAAAATCTTCTCTATTTAATACTTCTTCACAAAGCATAGAACCATCATCTTGAATTGCTTTATAATTGATATGAATAACATTTCCATCATATTTATCTAAAACAAAACCAGCTAAATCATTGGTAGACCATCTAGTCATAACTATTATAATTTTAAAGCCTGTTTCAGTTCTTGATAACATTGTATTAGTAAACCAATTTTGGTGTTCTTCTAATAATAATTCATTGTATGCTTCTTTATCAGTTTTGATTAAGTCATCTATTATCATTAAATTACAGCCAAATCCTGTAGCTGTACCTTTTGGAGATGTTGCTAAATAGTTTGCTTCTTCATTTCCCTCTAAAGCCCATTTTTTCATTGAAGCTTCACCATATTTTACTTTTACATTAGGAAATATTTTATTAAATATTCCGTCTTCTTCTTGTATAGCGTCCCTAACTGACTTAGCAAAAGTTCCGGATAGTATTTCATTATAACTACCAGTCATTATCTTATAATGTATATTTCTACCTAAACACCATTGAACAAACAAAGTAAGTGTTCTACTTTTTCCGTGTCTAGGTGGCATATTTACTACCAATACTTTTTTTGGTGAATTTAAAAAAGATTGTAATTCATTACAAAAATCTTTTAAATATTTTCTACCCTCCATATAAAAGTCAGGAGCTTTTATTTTACAATATTCCCAAAAGCTACGCCTAGCTAATTCATATCTTGCTTGTTCTCTTACATATTCAGGTATTACCACTTTTAATCACCAACCAATTTTCGTAATTCTTCCTCACTTAAATTGGCGTATGGATTAACTATATTATTATTTATTGTAGGAGCTTCATCTTTGAACATTCCTAAATACTTACCTAATAATTCAAGAGCTTTCATTTTATCACAAGTTTCTACTGATATACCAGCTGTTGTCAATTTATAACCACTTACTATCTTTTTAGCGTTTACACTTAACTTTTCAGTATCAGTAATGTCTAAATGTGTCCTGTGATATTTTACTTTTCCTGTTTCTTCATCTACAACCGGTTCGGTTTCTACTTTAGCTATTTCAGTTCTATCACCAAAGGCTATGACTGATAATTCATTAACTATATCTTCTATAGTCACTACAGCCTTTTCCTCTACCTTTGATTGTAGCTCTTCTATATATTCTTTTACCTTAACATTTCTTAACAATCTACTAGCACTAGCCATAGCTGTTTCTTCTTTCTTACAGGTCTTATATACATTTAGATAAGCCTGTGTTCCATTCATACCTAATTTTAAATATTCTTGGCAAAACAGCTTTTGATTATTACTTAACGAGGTCATTACCCATCACCTCCAATTATTCCACCTTTAGCTAAATTATTTAGATTTATTTCTATAGGTATTTTATTTATTGCTTTACCTATTTCATTTATTATCTCAGTATTATCTTTAATACTAGCTTTAGCCATTTTTACTTTAGGAGAATTAATAGGATCATTTATTGGATCGTTAGATTGTCTATCAAATATATTTACATCTACACCTATAGAATCAATACATTGTAATTCTATAAACACACCTAATATCTTTTCAAATTGTATAGCTATCCAATCAGTAAGCTCCTCATTTCTAGCCCAGTCACAATTCTCGGCTAGTCCACTCTCGTGAATAAATGCGTGTACTAATTCGTGTCTAAGGACTTTCTTTTTATACCAGTCTATATCATCTACACTGCTTTCATCTTTATCAAAGTTAGCTACTACAATTCTTTTAATACTAAAATCGGTAAAACCATCACACTTTTTTAATTGTGGATAATCTTTTTCTTCTGCGTCTTTTATTACTTCGTATTCCGTTCCAAGTATTTTTACTTTCATATCTAACACCTCTTTTCTCTAGTGCTAATTCTTCCTCACACTTTTTATTCCTAGGACATAGCTTACAGGATTCACTATATCTCATACACAACCCTAAATAATTCTTTTCTTTCATAGAATTACCTCTTATTCTTCTTTTCTAATCTTTTTTCAAGCCATTCTATGAACTCATCTATATTATTGAGGATAAGAACTACCGCTAAAAATAGCATTTCTAACACTACCAATATTATTGCAACTATTGTATTTAACATATCTTATCACCCACTTTTTAAACATAATAAAAGGAACTATTTCTAGTTCCGCTCTTTTTTGTTGATAACATCAACGAATAAAAAGAATAAAAAGGACGAGCTGAGGTGGAATTGAACCACCAATACATATCTCATAAATATATATCCGCCTTTGTCAGCTCATATATTGAGTAAAACAGGACTTGAACCTGTATCCATTGTAGATTCTTATGCGTACGCTCCAACACTTTTCCAATTAAGCTATTTACTCATATTTAATCAAAACAAAAATAATTATGATTAGTGATTCATTCATCTATCATAATTATTTCATTTTACTATATTATATCATTATATTTTCATTAGTCCATACACGCCATTTTCACGCTTTTTTCATTTTTTTATAATTCTTCTATGAATGTATCAGGGAAAACATAAACTTTCAAATCATTCATCAGTCTTTTTTTATGCTTACTAACTGTACCAACAGCCCACTCACATTCCTCAGCTATTTCCTCTATTGTTTTTTCTTCAAAATAATACATCGGAATAATATCATAATACTTGTCATTTTCTATCTTTTTTAAAGCACTTTTAACAAGTCTTATTTGTGATTTAGCTTTAACTGATATTTGTTTTAATTCACTTATTCTTGTTTCAAGTGTTTCATCTCCAT